CCATACTCAGACATCAAGATTGAGCGTGTAGACAGAGGTGACGCCGACTTCATTGTCCCTGACAGCAGAGAGGGGTGGGTGGCGCTGCTTGAGAGGGTCTTGATATCACACTTTGTGACTGGTAAGGGGTTCACCTTCTCAACACAACTGATTCGCCCTAAGGGTTCACCCATCAGTGGATTTGGGGGTACTGCGTCAGGGCCTGATGACTTGGTGTGGGGCATGATGGAGATTAACAAACTCATCAACGGCAAGCATGGCGCTCCGCTGACATCTGTGGATTGCCTCGACATCATGAACATCATTGGGCGTATCGTAGTGGCTGGTAACGTCAGACGCTCTGCTCAGATTGCCATCGGTGATGCAGACGACATTGATTACTTGAAGGCCAAGCGATGGGACCTCGGCAATATCCCCAACTGGAGAGCCATGTCCAACAACAGTGTCGTGTGTGACGACATCGACCAACTGCCTGAAGAGTTCTGGTATGGGTATAACGGGAATGGAGAGCCTTACGGCATCATCAATCTGTCTGCTACTCGCCGTATGGGACGGACAGGTGAGACTCAGTATCCAGACCCAACGGTTATGGGATTCAACCCGTGCGCTGAGCAAGGGCTGGCCAACTTTGAGACCTGCTGTCTGGCTGAAATCTATCTTCCGAATATCACCTCATCTGATGAACTAAAGAAGGTGGCTCGGTACCTGTATAGAATCAACAAGCACAGTCTCGCCATCAAGTGTGCCGTAGAGGAGACAGAGGACATCGTGCATGAGAATATGCGTATGGGTATTGGTGTCACCGGTTACCTTCAGGCTACCGATGAGCAGCGCTCATGGCTGAGTGACTGCTACGTGTATCTCAGAGCCTATGACAAGGAATACTCTAAGCTGTGTGGCTTCTCTGAGAGCGTAAAGATTACCACTGTAAAGCCATCAGGCACGTTGAGCCTGCTTGCAGGTGTAACTCCCGGCGCCCACCCAGCTTACAGCCAATACTACATCCGTAGAATTCGTATGGCTACAGACACTCCGTTGGTGCTTGCTGCCAAGAAGAACGGCTACCATGTTGAGTATGTAAAGAACTTTGATGGTACGGAAGACCTTGGCACACAAGTGGTTAGCTTCCCATGTAAGTTCCCAGTTGGCACCAGACTGGCGAATGACATGAGCGCCATTGACCAGCTCGAGGTTATCAAAGAGCTTCAGGCTGTGTGGTCTGACAATGCCGTATCTGTAACAATCTACTACAGACTCCATGAGCTTGAGGACATCAAGGAGTGGCTGCGCCAGAACCTGTACAACGTGAAGTCTGTATCCTTTTTGCTGCACAGCGACCACGGCTTCGTTCAGGCCCCCCTCGAGGAGATTACAGAGGAGCAGTACCTCGAGATGTCATCTAAGGTTACCCCCATCAACAGCATTGAGCAGATGGACATGAGTGACTTCGACATTGCTGACTGCGACTCAGGCGCGTGCCCTGTGAGATGAAGAACATACCTCAGTGCTGGGTCAGCCAGCTGTATTATGGCCTGACGGATATACCCATCATTAAGGGTTGAATCAGGGGATAATGAATGAATAATGCATCAAAAAAGGGGCTTAGTGCCCCTTTTTTACTTCATTAAACTTCCACTATCATCGCTCTTGGTCGTAGTACCCGAAGTCATCTCCTATGGGGGAGAACAGCTGGTTCCCTGTGGCTATGGACCTGAACCCAGTCATCGTTGGATTCATGGCGTAGTTCACAGGCTGGTCAATTGGGGTGGGTTCTCCACCCGTCTTCACCTCCCTGACCTTCCTTACGTGGAACTCTGTGGTACGGCGAGTCTGTATGTCTGGGGCCTGCACCTTCCTGTGTATGGTGATGAAGCAGTCCGCTCGGTTGACAAACTTACCTCCACCCTCAGTGTCTTCTGCGTATGGTGCAACAGGAAGCCCATCGTCTCCCTTCCTGCGCTGAGCCTCTGTGACGGCGTGCATATTCAACCACACAGCTATACCATTGGCTGTGCTGTACGTCAGGAACTCTGAGGCAGCCTCGTAGTGGTAGTCATGGACACCGATGCTGCTGTTCTTCACATCCAGCTTGAGGCTGTTATATGGGTCTACGAAGATGGCGTCAATCTGCTGCATCCGGCGAACCTTGTCTACAAACAGCAGGATATCTGCATACCCGTATACTTGGTTGTTGTTGATTACAGTGAAGTGGTCAGTGACCCATCGATAGGCGTTCTTGCGCTGAGCGTAGCTCATGCTGTTCACCCTGAGGCTGGTGCAGAACTCCATCAGTGTAATCTTCAGTGACCACGTGCTGTTCTCGCTGCTATACACCACCCACTTCCATCCGTGACGGAGACTGGCATTGACCATCATGTACAGAACCATCGTCGTCTTGCCCACGTTGCTGTGGCCATTGAAGATGACGAACTCCCTCTTGTACCTGAAGAACTTGTCCAGATTTTCGTCCCCAGTGTCCAACCCAACCTGAATCTTACCGTTGACGTAGTCATCGATAATCCTGTAGTCAGAGTCGTCAGACGAGATAAAGGACATATCTCCGTCATTGATGAGCAGTTCACGGGTGATGGACTTCTCGTCGGCGATGATGTCCCTCAGCGGAGCCTTCTTGCCGTCCTCCACCCCAGCGCGGATGGTGGCCATAGCGTACTCCTCTGAGTCAATCTCACGCTTGCATATCTCTCTGAACAAGACCCTGACTACCTCCTCCTCCTCCATCCTGCCTGAGGCTATGTATCCCCCACACAGGCGAGAGGCCTTGAGCAGCGTCTTGTGCTTGTCTCCATCCTCCGCCTGACGAATCATCTTAGCGGCGAGATTGAGCTTCATGTAGTCCGTAAACAGGTGAGGTGCAGCAGGAACCTGTTCCTCGCTCTGCTTGGTCACCAGCCCACCAAACCGGCTGTAGGCGTCCTTGATGATGATGTCTGGGTCGTAGGACTCGAAACAAGCTCGAGATTCATTGATACCCGTCTCATCGACCTCCAACCCATACGACTTACTGAAGTACAGCTTTACGGCCCTGAAATGGTCTCTATGGCGCTCAGGATGGGTAACCCTGATTAGTGCCTTCAGTCCATCACCAGAGGGGCTCACCCAGCAGCTGTGGACATACTCATCCGTACCCAACAGTCTCTTGCCTTCAACTACATCTACGTGGTCAAAGTCAAGCACGATGAATCCACTATGGTCTTGGATAGAGTCATCGGTTCTCTTGTTGAATACACCGCTCCAGAGAGTAATGGGGAGAGACATCTTGTGCTCTCGCTCCTTGGTCTCCCGGAAGGTGAGTACCTTGTCCTTGCTGCTCCCTGACTGGATGCGTTCAAGGGCCTGCTCAATACCGACGTGGTATGGCCTGTCGGTATCGTGTATACTCTTAAATAGAGTTACCCGAGCCATACTCCTTGGCCTTCTTTAGGTACCACTCCGCTTTTTGCAGGTCCTCGATAGCACTGGAGCCATCCTTGGTTCCTGCACGCATCTTGTACTTGAATGCGTTAATCTCGCAGTACACGGCGAACTTATCTGCCCCCCAAATCTTGAGCATCATGACCCATGTCTCCTGCGAAAAGTTTTGGTAGTGAGCTGGGCTCTCCACCATCTTCAACCTTGATTCAGTTGCTTGCATAGCGTAACTTTTTTAATGATGATTTTCCTTGTCTTAGGCTTCGATTTACCTGTCTCCTTTCCGTAGTTAAACGGGTAAACCTGACGTTCTATTGTACCCATAGCCAACTTGTCGTCCATGATATCCATCAGGTCGTCGCTGTTGGCAAGGGTGTACACGAATGCTCGCTTGTACTCCTTCCCATACAGATACTCTATGTCCATCTCAAGGTAGAATATCTTCTTTGACTGTAACATGAATTCTCTTCTTTATTTTAGGTGCTACCCACTCAAAGTCTACTGAGGTTCCCATGACCTCCATGCAGTCCTTCTTCGTCAGGAGGATGAGGTTGTCCCCTCTCTTGTTCTTGATGAGAAGGAATATAAAGTCCTCCTCGAACACAGGTATGTCCACCATCGTATTGAAGTGCTCAACTATGATGGCATGGAAGGTGTACCTCTTCCCGTCGAAGGTGCCGGAGAAGAAATAGGGGCTGGGAAACTCTATGTCCCCCAACCCCCATTCCACCGCAGCTATTAGACCTAACGCCTTAGAAGGGTAGGTCATCATCGGCTGGTGCCGACTCTGCGGCCTTAGCCTTAGCTGGGGCAGCTTGCTTCTCTGAAGCCTTCTGCTCCTGCTCACGCTTAGCCTTGTACTCACGTGCCGACTCGCTGTTGGGGTTGTACACCCGAGCGAATGGCTTGCCAGACTTGCTCATGAAGAGCGTGATGGATACGGAGCCAGCTCCATCCTTCCCGGTCATCAGGTACCGGTCGAGGATTTCCTTCAGTTCAAAGTCTCGCAGCTTTACTCTCCAGCTGCTCAGTTGGCCCTCGTAGAACTTGGGCTCGTCAGCGAATCCCATCAGGACGCTGTCGTTTTTTTGTTGGTCACTCATGTTATGGAAATTGGTGATTAGATTCCTTAGTTGTAAAGGAAATTGGTGATTAGGATGTGAAGGGTCAGGAGGATGCCAATGATGATGACATTCTCAATGATGCGTCCGATGTCAAACTTCATATTCGATGTAGTCTTTGCGTGGGTCTTCCCCGTTTTGTAAAAAGTCTGTGATTCTCTTGATGGCCCCCCGGAACTTCATCTCGCCACGGAATAGGGTCTCCTCTGAGCAGGTTACCACGGCGGGAAGATACGGGAAGGTTTTCTCCTGTGCAACCCAGTAGAACTTATTGATACCCTCTGACTGCGTGTATAGGTAAGCCTGAACATCGTAGCAGAGTCCGTTTACGTCATACCGGAATCCGGAGACGCTGCGTGTAGACTTGCTATCCATGATGAAGTCTTCGCCTCGGCAGTCGATGAAACCCTTGACGAGCACACCTTCAATCTCCTTGTACACTGGCTTCTGATACTCACCACTGAAATACTTCTCGATGATGCCTGCCTCTGACAGCCGCTCCACCATCTTGTTAGCCATATCCCAGTCCTCTGGGTTGCATACAATCTCACCGCGCTCGGTCATCTCAGATATGATGGCTGCCTTCACCTCCTTGAACTCGTTGGTCATCGACGGCGACTTCGCCTCCTGAGTCTTCAAGGAGCATCGTTCCAAGATGTAACCATTGTCCAAGATGCGATAGGTAGTCATGGCCTTCTTGCGGTCAAAGAGGAGCATATCGTACATCGTGCCGAAGTCTAAGGCATCGGACTTGTACTCGATGTCTCCGCGCATATACGCATCGAACTTAGCCATGTCATCCATAGCCTGCTTGATGCTGGAGTAGGAGAGGTGCGGCTTACCATACCGCTCCTCAAGGGCTTTTGATAGGTTGAATTTCATCGGATGAACTTTTTCAGCGCGGTCTTCTGTGCCTCGGTCAACTGCCCCCCGTAGTGAGTCATGACGTTGTCGTATGCCTTCTGACGATTGGTCTGCGACTTCATGTAGTTCACAGCCTTATCCATGATGGATGCACCTGTGGATGGTTGAGCCTGTTCCTCCTGCTCCGGCTGAGGTGCAGCCTTGGTGGGCTTGGCCTTTGGCTTCTCTTCCGTCTGCCCGTGGGTGTTGGTACCATCGCTGTCCTTGGTGTCATCGATAAGGAAGAGCCCGTTGAGAGCGTACTTACGAGCGTAAGACGATGAAGCCCCTGTGATTTGGCTACCATCCATGCCCTTCTTGTCCTCCTCCTCTCGTGCCCATCCACTGACAGTGATTGAGTGCTGACCATCAGACAGCGTAGCCTGAGTGTGTACATAAACACGCTCTCCGACAAACTGAATCGAGTCGCTCATCACCAGCGTCACCTCGTGCTTCTTGAGCAACGGCTTGACAGCCTCGAAGATGTCTTCGCAACTCCGGTACTTGTACTTGCCGAAGGCATTAAACTGCCCCTTGGGGGCCTTTAGTTCTGACTGAATCGCCAGAAGTTTTGAGTTGATACTCATGGTTGATTGAATTGTGGGTTGCCCCTGATTTACTCTATAACGCAAGACCCTCGAAATTATTGTGCCTCGTCCTTAACAAAAACTCCATTCACTGTTTTCCCGGTTCGCCCACTGATTTCGTTGTAGGCTATCGCCAAGCATTCTTCAGGGTCTAACCCCAACTGATTCGCAAGGATGATGATTGTCACCAGCACGTCACCTATAGCGTCCTTTAACTCTCTCCTTGGGGCAATCTGTCGCTCGCTCTTGAGCACCTCTCTTGCCAATTCGCCAACCTCCTCGACAACCTTTATCATCTGCTTGGGGGCTGCACTTCTTACAAGGATGCCCTTCTCGCCTGCCCAGCGGACAACGTTGAGTTCAAGTTGCCCCCACTGCAAGTCTTCATTCAAAATCGTCTTATCCATCTTTTGTTAGTTTAATTGGTGGTGAATTCAGGTCTACCTTGTTGTTTTCAAACTTGTAGGTGTACAAATCTACCGATTCCCCGTGTACATCAACAAACTTTTTTATGGCGACTATGGCTGCATCTCTGTCGCTGAACGTTCCAATGGGGAAGGTTATA